TTAATACACTTAAAAAACTAAAAGGTCATCCATTATTTGGTGTGGTAACCCTTGATAAAACTGAACGTTCGGATATCGCTTCTTTAAGTGAATTAATTTGATAGGTTAGTATAGCAAAAACTATACAACACACGGCAACGTCCTACTCTCACGTAATAAATTTTTATGGGCTACTTTCGAGTAGTCCTTTTTTGTTTTAAAGGATCAAAAGGAGGAATTAAAGGTGGCAAAACAAACTTTAAACTATTCGTTTAAAAATGCAGTAATTTCCTTAGAGGAAAATACAATTACTGAATATGGTAAGGAAGATATTAAAGTTTATGTTTTATCTGATGTACTTAAGAAATTCGAAGGTGAAAACAAAACTGTTGACTTTAATATTAAGGAATCATCTGACCTTGAACCGTCTGAAATTGACGGAGAATAGGAGGTAAATTATGAATCCTATTCAAAGAGAAGAAAATGAATCGTTCCTTGATTACCATGTGAGGTTATTCGCTAATAAAGAAACATATGAATTAGATACATACCAAATAGCAGATTTACTTAACAAAGAATACGGAACCAATTATTCAGAAAGTAAGTGGAGAAAAGATTACGCTGCTTATGTTTACTGGAAAGATTACATAATGAATAAGAATCTTGATAAAGAAATTCTAGATAAATATGAAGAAGTTCGTATTGAATCTGAAAAAGAAAAGATTCGTAAACGTGATCAGAACAGAGAGTATGGTAAGAAAATTGCTAATCAAGCACGATTTGAAGCAATTAGGGATGATGTTGTAAAAGCAATTTATCATTTAGAAAATAAAAAACCTTTACAATTCAAACCTAATTACAACACTTCCCTTTCTCAAAAACATGGATTGGCTTTGTTTAGTGATTGGCATTTCGGAATGGAATTATCAAATTCAACTAATGTATTTAATAAACAAGTTTTCAATAAACGTGTTGAGAAGTTAGTGAGTAAGATAATTGAACATGGAAAAACAAATCAAATACATACGTTACATGTAGGACAATTAGGAGATTTGCTTGCTGGAATGATTCATGTATCAACCAGAGTTCAAGCAAATGAAGATGTAATTGAACAAACCAAATATGTATCAGAAGTACTTGCTGAAGTGTTATCTACATTAGCCAATGAGTTTCCTGCTATTAAATACTACAATGTAATCGGTAATCATGGTCGAACAGGCAATAAACATGACGTAGGTATTAAAGAAAATTTTGAGTATCTTATCCCTTGGTTCTTGGAAGCAAGATTAAAAGATTTTGATAATATTGAAATCATCACTGATCAAGATGGATACATTACTACGAAAATATTTAATGATGATATTGTATTGGTTCATGGTAACTATGACCGAGTCGATCAATGTGTAACAAGACTACCTCAAGTATTAGGATATGTACCTTCTTACATTATTGGAGGTCATGTACATCATAACTACGAAAAGGAATACGGACGTACAACTGTTGTGGTTAATGGTTCCCTTATTGGAGCAGATGATTATGCTATGCAAGGACGTTATGGTGCTAAACCAAGTCAAAAATTTATGGTATTTGATGAAGTCGAAGGATTACAGGCAACTTATATAATTAAACTAAATTAATTTGATAATAGATATCACAGTCAGACTGTGCGCTATCTCCTGAATATTTTGTTTCAATATTACTAAGGAGGTTATTAATATGGATTTCTTATTGGATGAAGAGTTAAAAAGTAGTTTGTTAGATAAGGTGGAAAAGGATTTATTCAAAGAAAGAGTCATTTATCTTAACGAGGATATTAGTTCTTATACAATTGCTAATATTGTCCCTTTAATTCATAAGATTAATAAAGAAGATGAAGAAGTTCCTGTTGAAGAAAGAAAACCTATCCACTTACATATCACTTCTTATGGAGGAAGTGCGTATGACGGTTGGCAAATTGTAAGTGCAATTGAAAATTCTAAAACACCTGTTTATACATATGTTGAAGGTTATGCTATGAGTATGGCACTACCTATTTACTTATCTGGCGCTAAACGCTTCTTAGGAAAATATGCTACACTTCTCTATCATGAATTACGTGGTGGAGCTAATGGAACTAGACAAGAAGTGAAACGTCTAGATAAAGAATATGATCGTTTACAGAAGATTTATGATGATTACATTATTTCTAAATCTACAATTACACAAGAAATTTTAGATTATCATCAAGAAAAAGTATCAGATTGGTATATTGGTCTTGAAGAGTCTAAACAATATCAATTATTTGATGAATTAATTTAATATTAACAAGAACCTTGATAACGCTCATTGTATGTGAAAAATCATACAGTGGGCGTATTTGAAGGTTTTTTGATTAAAAGGATGGTGAGTACTGTGGTACGTGGAAAACAAGTGAACAATAAAATTACTTGTACATCTTGCGGTAATGAAAAGATTCCAACTGAATTCTATACTTCCAACTCCCCTTTTCATAAGCACACAGGAAAGCTGCATATGTGCAAAGAATGTTTTTGGGAGTTTGTAGATGATGATGTTGAAAAATTAAAAATTGCACTACGAATGAGTGACAAACCTTTTTTAGTTGATCTACTTCAGAGTTCACAAGACGAAGCAGAAAAAAGCAATAAGAATTTAATTAAAATTTATATGAAGAATGTAGGAATGCCTCAATATAAATCTTTTAATTGGTCAGATAGCATTTCGAACAATGAAAAAGAATTTAATATTACAGTTGAAGATTCAAATTCATTTGATGAAAATTCATTAATAAAAAGATGGGGTCGTGGATATCAGGCGAGCGATTTAGAATACTTAGAGAATTTCTTCGCTGAATATGCTCATAGTTATGCTACTGATACTCCAGTGCAAGTTAACCTATATAAAAATATTGCAAAAGTACATTTGCAAGCAGAAAAGGAATTGTCTGCAAACAATACTAAAAGTTTTAAAGAGTTAATGGAATTGTCATCTAAGCTACATAATGACGGTAATATTAAACCTATTCAATCTACTGGTGCGAATGATGATAAAGGCTTATCGACTTACGGGCTATGGATTAAGACCATTGAACAAGATGAACCTTGTGAATACTTTGAAAATAAACCTATCTACGAAGACTTTGATAAATTTAAGAAATATATTGATGATTGGTTCGTTCGTCCTTTTAAAAATATCTTTAATATCTCTAAAGACTTTAACACTAGGGATGATGACGAATAATGGCTGGATATCAACATTTCGAAGTAGATAGGAATAAAAATTCAAAGGGTCAAAACGCATTAGCAAAAATACAGAATGTAAGTAAGGTTAAAGAAAATCAAAGTAAAGATGTTCGTATGAGAACACAAATGAAAAAGTGGACTTCATTCTACAGATTGAATATTCATAGATTTGTGGGGCATTACTTTGGGATTGAACTATTCTTCTTTCAAAAGATATTGTTGTTTTTTATGAATCTGAACACTTTTGTAATGATTGTGGCTGCTCGTGGTTTATCCAAATCCTTTATGATTGCGATATTTGCATGTGCAAGGTGCGTCCTCTACCCTAACACAAAAGTAATCATTGCTTCAGGGGTAAAGAAACAGGCTAAGTTAATTATAACCGAAAAGATTGAAAAGGAATTAATGCAATACCCAAACTTAGCAAGAGAAATAAAACAAGTTAAATCATCATCAAATGATGCAACAGTTATTTTTCATAATGGATCAACAATTGAAGCTGTTACCTCTAGTGAAAACTCAAGGGGTTATCGTGGAAACATACTTATCCTTGAAGAATTCCGTATGATTGATGAAGGCATTTTAAATACAGTTTTAAAACCATTCTTGAACGTTTATAGACAGCCTCCTTATTTAAAAAATGAAAAGTACAGTCATTTAAAAGAAGAAAATATTGAATTGTATATTTCATCTGCTTGGTACACTTCGCATTGGATGTGGAAATCCATGCAAAATGCTAGGGATATGATGTTAAAAGGAAAAGATGTTGCTATATTCTCACTTGATTATTTAACATCACTTCATCATGGTTTATTGAGTAAAAAGCGAATTCAAAAAGAACGTGAAGGATCAGACTTTGATGAAATCTCGTTCATGATGGAATACGAAAACTTAATGTATGGTCAGAATGCTAATGCTATCTATAAATTAGAGGATATAACTAAGAACAGAAAATTAAAAAATCCTTTCTATCCAACTAAAAGTATCGATTATATTTCCAATAAGAACAGTAGAAAGAAAGATAAAGATAAACTTAGAGATGGTGAAGTTAGAATAATGGGAGTAGACGTTGCCTTAATGGGTGGTAGTGCAAACGATGCTACAGTAGTAACTTGTATGCGACTTATCCCGAATGGTGATAAATACCTTAGAAAAGTATCTTATATTGAAACTATTGAAGGTGGACATTCTGAAGACCAAGCAATAAGAATTAAACAATTATTTGAAGACTTTAAAGCAAGCTATGTTGCGCTGGATACTCATGGTAACGGTATGGCTGTTTATGATCAATTAGTTAAAGTTAATTATGATGAACAAAGAGATGTCGAGTATGAAGCTTGGTGTTCTTATAACGATGAAGAAATGAAGGCTCGTGCTAAAACTCAAAATCCACTACCTGTTGTATTCTCAATCAAAGCTAATAGTCGGATAAACCATGAAATTGCAACTTCACTAAGAGCAAATTTACAAAGTTCAAATATCGAGTTGTTAATAAACGAAATTGAGGCTAAGGATAGTCTATCTGATAAAAAAGGTTACTTAGATGCTTCAATTGAAGATAAAGTGTTGATGGAATTGCCGTATATACAGACAACTCTATTAGTAAACGAATTGGTTAACCTTGAACATCAAATAGTTGGTGGGTATATCAAGATAACTGAAAAATCAGGTAAACGAAAAGATAGATATTCAAGCTTAGGTTTTGCTAATTACCTAGCTAAAATACTTGAAGGTGAAAACCTAGTAGATAGAAGTAATAACACTAATTTTGCTGATTATATGTTCTATAACTAACCTACTACACAGGAGGTGAACAAATGCCTAAACAAAAAACAGATAACTCTCTCCCTTACAATGAACGTGAAATGATTCAGTTCGAAAAGTTATCAGATGGTGTATATGCTATCAATTATAAAACAAAACCTACTTATCTAAAATACACAAAAGAAACTGTAATGAGAGCATTAGAATCCAATAAACCGGATACCCTTAGAAACATCTCAAATTATTTCTTCAATGTGAGTGGCGAGTATCGAAGAATATTACACTACTTCTCTTCTATTCTTACATTTGACTACTTGGTAATTCCGAGAGTTTATGATGAAAGTGTGGAATATCAGAAACCTTTAGAAAAAGTATTAAGGTATACTGACAATGCTAATATCAAAGAAACTAATCGTTTCATTGCTTTTATTACATTGCTTGATGGTATTTTTTACGGATATGAAACTACTCTTGGTGATAATGTTGTACTTCAGCAATTACCATATGAGTATTGTCGTTCAAAATTCAAGGTTAACAACAATCATGCTGTTGAATTTAACTTACGTTTCTTCGACCAATATAAAGACTCTGAGCAAAAGATTGAAGTATTTTCTGCATTTCCTGATGAATTTTTCCAAGCGTATCTGGAGTATAAAAATGGAAACTCAACTGAATGGGTTCTGCTTAATCCTAACTTT